TGCCAATAGTCCATTTGGGCGTTCAACAAGTTAGGGCAGAAAGCAGAAAAACTCCCTAAGTCCACCATCCTGGATTGTCTGCTTAACCTATTGGCAGTAGAATTCTATATCGCAGTTGCTAATTTGAGCGACTTTAGGGAATGTAACAGTTCCCTTTTTTTTATTTGCTCAAGTTATCGTTTATCTTGGCAATAATATTTGCTTCAATCGCTCGGATTTGGCTAATGTCTGAGATGTTGAAAGATTGCATCAGCTTTTGAGCTTCTTCGTCTGCCAGCACTTCAGCCTGATCTAAACCTGCTGATTTCAGAATCTTGTCTTTTAAGTCGCCAGCTAAAGATTTAATCTCATGCTCGGCAACATCCTCTACAACTTCTTCAATAGCCCAAATTAACAATGGCAACATAATTTTTCCTTAAAAAAGTGGGGTACTCGCTGCGTCTGGTGTCTCTTTATGTGCCCTGTCTAGAACAAGTAACCAGCATCCGCTTTCCCCCGTTAATCAAAATGGAACAGAATCGTCAAACGAATCATTGTGGCTTGGCTTTTTAGCATAGCCTTCTTGGGGTTTTGGGTCGTTCAAGTAAGCCCAACCAGACCAGCCGCCTTCAACTACTGGGATGCTGTCAATTTTGAGCATTGGGCCATTCTTGGTTTCAATCATAGAGCCAATGCGCTGATAGCGTGACTTTTCTTGACCATCTTTGTTGGTGTATTTGCCGCTAACAATGGTAATTTCTTTGATGGTTCTGCTCATTTCATGCTTTCAAGTTAAGTAGTTGGGTAACTTTATTGTCTGTTTCTTCTAAAAAATTGATTACTTCGGTTTCTAAAATCTTAATGTATTCATTACTTCGATAAATACGCATAACAAAAATTTGAAGGTCTGAAGGGAGGCGTGGGTCGTAAGATACAAAGTCACACCAATCACGACCAGTGCAAGCCATCTGCCAGAAAATTTGATCTGCATACTTTTTAGGTACTGTTTGGCTGAGTAACGTATCAATGTGCGTTGCTGTGTTGGGACACTTTATTTCAATAAGTCCGTCAAAACCCACAAGTCCATCAGGAGAAGCGCCGCTATTGACAATACTTGGGTGATCGATGAACCCAACTTCATCAACCAAAACGTCCATTTTTGCTTCATACGCTGCCCTTGCTAGTGGTTCTGTTTCTGTACCCCATTGCATAGCTGCGTTGCTAAATGACTCGGTTGGCTTGCCAGTAAGCCGTTCGCAGACCAATTGCGCCATGTAGTTATCACGACTCGCTGAGTAGCCCGATTTTGTCTTTGCAACCACATCGGCAACTCGGCTGGCTGTGACTTTTCCAATTCTTGCGGCAAACCAATCATCTGTTCTTTGTTCCATTTAGAGTGCCGCCTTTCTTGCGTTTTTGGCTGCAATAATTTTCTTTTGTGCTTCTGGGTCTGACTGCGTATCTTTAAATGCCTCGGTGTAAACCGATTTGAGGCTGTCAGCATTGGGGGCTTGGCTAATCTCTGCCAACCAATCAGCCAGGCGACCAGCGTCATAAGCAGGGGCTTTGCGACTAGCAGCGTTGCCGTCATCGTCCTCTGGGGCTATGCCGCAAGCCGCCATCAATGAGTAGCGCCGAGCATAGGTCAGAGCCGAGCCGTAACCTTGCGGGTCTTGCTTGCTGGCAGGAACGTGCAACTTGCCACACTCCAAGATTTCGCCGGATTCATGCACAAACAAGGTTTCCACAGTAACACCTGTGTTGTCCTCATAATTGCGCTGAATTAGGGCAATGCCGTTGTTATTAAGTGAATCAATAACTGCCTCAACACAAGCCGACAAATCAGCATAGCGGCTGCGGAAGTGCGGGTTAGTGGATGTTTTGAGGGCAGGGCCAAATGCTTTTTGTGCTTTGACCAAAGCTGTTGCAATGTTTTTCATGCTGCCTCCAATGCCAACTGGAGGGCTTGAATCAAGGCTTCGGTTTCTTCACGGGTCAATGCTACTGATGCAAAACCGCCTGTGAAAAAGATTGCCAAGGTTGACCCATCATCAAACTTATCAATCATCAACTTGTCACCTTGGTCAATCTTGATGACTGTTGAGTGCTGCTCTACTGTAATGCTCATTACTAGCTCCTAAAAAGACCCCAAGAAATTCAGGGCATGGGAGTATTGTAGTCGAGTTTTCTCAACATTTATCTAAGTATTAACCCTATCTACAAACCGATTGTTGGCATTTTCGCTACGCCAAACTTCAATTTTTAGCTGTGCGGCAGTCAGTTGCCACTTGAGGGTTTCTTCTTGCTCAACAGCAGCAGCCAAGCCTTTGAGTAACGCCTGATATTCTTCGTCTGAGTAAGCGTCACGCTCTTGAGCCGCTAGTGCCTGGACACCTTTGAGGCTAGCCTGTTGCATCAGAATTGATTTTTTGCTTTTCAAAAAAGATTCAATGTAAACCCGATCAGATTTGGCCTTGGCAAACAATGGGGCGGTCTTAAGGATAAATTCCACGGCTCGGTGCGGTGCTTCGCTCATTGCAGTTCCTCCTTCACCAGCACTTCAACAACGGGAAACGTGCCGTAAACCTGTGTAGCGTGAATCGTTACCACCTGTTTGTCATCCAGATAGACCACTTCGTTCATGGCATCTAGATAGCATTTCAAGATGTTATCGATGTCTGGTTTTTTTGTTGGACGTTCAGAACCGTTTAAACAGGCTTCTATGCGTTTTTTTGGGTATGACGCTGGTATGGCCTTAGTGACGTGTAAAAACACCGCTACAGGAGTTTCTAGTGGCTCTGAAGCACCCATTGCCAGCATTGCGGATGCTTTAATTATTGTTTCGTAGTCCGCTGTCTGTTTTGGTGTGTATGTTTTGACAAAGCCGCCACGATTGGAAAACCTTGGTCTGCCTTTGCCTTGAGGCGGGCCTTCTACACGAAAAGTAACCATAAATGTCATTTGTTGCCTCTGATTCTGTTCATGCGCTGGCGTAAGTTTTCAGCTTCTTTCTTGCCACGCTTTTTTTCTATTTTTTCAATCGTGTCTGCCCACCAAGCGTTAGCCTCGCCATAGCCTAATTCTTTGGCTTTCTTGCGGTAGCGTTCCACCCATTCACGGGCTTCGCTCTCACGCATGAACTCCAAAACGGTGTTTTCAATTGCCGACTGCATCGCCTAAAACCCATAAGGCCCAAGTTATTGCTGTCCAAGGCACAGAATCGTCACCCATGCGTACCAAGTCAAGGATTCTTGCAGCTTCAAGTTCTTCATGGTTGTAGTGGTTACGCATTTAAAACTCCTTATTCCACCAGGCTGCATCAATGGCTGGCGCTGGCTCGGCTTTTGGCAAAACTGCTGGCTTCATTCTTTTTTCAGCCTTTGACCATTGATGCTTGCTGCACATTGGCTTCTGACCAGAAATATGAACCGACCAAAGCTGATTGCATCCTTGAACACTGCATAGGTTAGAAAACTCTTGGTTTTCTTTTTCTTCAACTTTTTTAATGTTGTAAGCCATGATTACTCCTTGTGGTAAGCACCTTCAACGATGCGAGCAAATTTTGTGGGGGTGAAAATAAAGTCTATGTCTGCCTTCCAATCCTTAACTTTGCCAGTTAAGAATTTAGAGCCTCGCACATGGTCGAAAAAATCAGCAAACCATTCAAGCCCTTGGTCTTTGGTGAATTTCTGCTCGGCAACAACTTCCCGCCATCTGGCTGAGATTGTTCGCTTTCTAGCATCGTTGACCACTTCGCACCTTGGCAATTGCGGCAGCTTGGCATTGAATAGCTCAACAATTTCAGAAATTGGCGCTGCTGGCGTTCTCTCGACTTTAGGCGAGGGGACAAGAACCGTAGGTTCTATAAGTCTCGGGTCTTGTATCTCGGGTCTTGGGTCTTGGGTAGCATTGCCTTCGCTATGCGTTTGCATTGCGTTCGCATCTTTTGATTTAGACCAACGTGCCTTAGCACTAGCACTTGCCTTCTCAGATTTTTCACCAACCTTTTGGATTTCAGAGACAACCCTAGACGAAACCCAACCATCATCAACAAGATTAAAGAACTCTCGCAATACGACTGCAATGCAATCGCTATGCGTTCGCATACGAATTAGTCTTGCAACTTCATCTATGTTCTGTGGGAGTGGCTTTTCGTGCAAGTAGCACCAATCAAGAAGCCTTCGATATGCCAAATCTTCCATTTCAGAAAGATGGGCCGTGTGACTTTGATAGTCACCAATGTTGAATTGGTAATAAAACATACTAACCTTTTTTGCCGCACCTTTGAAATGAAACTGCGGCAGGAGAAGGTGTAACTCTTTTCGATGGGGTAGCTACCCCCCATCTAGCCGTGTTTCAAACTACTATAACCCAAACCAATCAGGTTTTAACTCTTTAAGCTGATAAATTCGTAAAGCAGGAATTGCCTTCCAATGGTAGATAGCGCCTCTGGTCACGCCTAAGAGCTTGGCTAACTTGGCTTGGCTACCTGCTAATTTGATTGCTTCTTCTTTGGTCATACATAGATTGTTGAGCTTTTTCAACATTTTAGCATTAGGGAAATCCCCTAGAAAATAATTTGTTGAAATACCTAGACAGTAGAGCTAACTCAACATACAATGCACCCATGCCCTGAACAGTTCGGGGTCTTAAGGAGCAGCAATGCAAGACATATCAACTAAGCAAATGGAGCTAGACCAACTATGCCAACTTCTTTACTCAAAAGGGTTCGAGGACACTTTGATAGACCATATATCGAGCGTCATATTGTCAGACACAACATTCGGTCTTGGGTCGCTTCTGTTCGACACCTTGGTGACAAATGGCTCCTCGCAACCCCAGTTCAACGAAAGGAACAGCAATGAACTCCCTTTTTGAAACATTCTTAGATTACGCATTGGCTGTGGTCATTGCTTGTCTGTTGGCTTGGTTTTTAGCGGTAGCACTTGTATGACTGACGACTACGACTTTGACATAGAAGAACTGCGCCAAAAAGTAGCTGCTGAAAAGCGTTACTACAACCAGCTTATTCGCCACCCTAACCCGCAAGACCCTGATTATCCAGAACTGGAGGACGATGATGAAAACTGAAAAACTGCAACCAACCGACCCAGTGGCATTTCTTTATACGCTTGAATACGGAAAAACTGTTGTCGATAAAAAAGTTTCTATCGCTCAATTGAATTACCCGTTTGGCGTTTGTGGTGCTGACTATCAGGCGAAAAACGAAGATGGCGTTAGCTATGTCAGGCAAACGCCCCTCTACACCCACCCAAAGGAATAAAAATGACTAAAGACGAAGCCCTACGCATGGCGCTTAAGGCGCTGGATGCGTTGTGCATCAATGACTACAACGGGTATGAACTTGGAAAACGAGATGCACACCTTGTTGACAACGCCCTTACCTCCATTAAAGAAGCATTGGCACAACCAAAGCGTGAAATTTTAGGTAATGTTGATTACATCCCGTGTTGCACAGACCAGACTTGCCCAAAATGTAAACCTCCACAACCAAAGCAAGACATCCCAACAATGGACGATGCTATTGCCGCTGGCGATAGTGTTCTGATGAACGAGCAAGCAGCTTTGTTGCGTGAGTGCCGCAGTGCATTGGACTCATTGATTCAGCAAAAACCTCAATTGGCAACACTGCTTTGTGGGTCAACAACACTTGGGAATTTGAAAGCGTCTTTGTATGGCTACCGACCCCAAGGTGTGTTTAATCCAAAGGAATGGATTGACCTATCCTATGAAGAGATCATGCAAATTTGGGATAAGACCATTAAATACGCCTCGACCGAAATCCGCATCATTGATTTTGCTCGGTCAATCTTGAAAGCAGCGCAGGAGAAGAACACATGAATAACTGGCCTTTTCCAACCCAATTACCACCAAGAAAGCTTGGTGAGCCTAAATTTAACCCAGACAACTTTGAGGATGCACCGTTTTGAAAACACTTATTTGCATCTTTTGGGCAGCACTATTCTGGATAGGGTTTTATTTTGTTTTGTATGAATTTTGGAGATAACAATTGGTAGTGAAAGTCAACGCTATGTTTTTTGCACTTCTTGTTAAGTTGTTGTTAGACGGTACACGCACAGCAGATGAGCTTGCCGAAGAATCAGGGCTACATAAGCAAACGGTCTATATCTACACCAGACAGTTACACAGTAAGAAAGCTGTGTTTATTGCTGATTGGGAGCAAGATCGCTTAGGTAGAGACTGCAAACCGATCTTTATGATTGGATGCAAACCTGATGCTAAACGTCACAAACTCTCACCAGCCGAACGAGCAGCAAATTACAGAGCTAGAAAAAACAAGTTAGCAACCCCAAGATTAGAAAGTTGGTTACATGAAAGCAGATAGTTATCAAATCGGTGGCACACATTACAAAAACATGGAGATTCAACCTTGGGCAGTAATGGAAGCAACTCTAACGCAAGAAGAATTTATCGGATTTCTGAAAGGAAATGTAATCAAGTATTCCATGCGTCAAGGCCACAAAGAAGGCACAGACGATGCAGCCAAAGCATATCACTACCTTGAGAAGCTGAAAGAATTTCAAGGATGAGAAAGCAAACCAGACGCAAGGTTTACCAGTTGGTCAATCCAATTGAGTTTGCCATTGCAGGAGCCAAGATAACCGACAAGGAAAGCCTTGATTCGCTACGCATTAGGGAGCTTGCAGCCATAGATGCTATGAGCAAAGGGCTTGCAGGTGTAGAGGAATGGCGTGATCTTACTGAGATGCTCAATCTAGCCGAAACAATGGCTAAAAACGGCATTGGCCCTGAAGTGATTGAAACCTGCGATCTTGTCCAGGCTGAGTTACATCTAGCCGCTTTAAGGTATGAAAGAACTAAAAAGATGGGCTTAACTGGCGCTGGCCTGCAAGCAGTCAGAGATTTGTATGAGTATCACGACCTGCAAAGAACCAGCATAGCTCGGTCTGAATACGAACGAATGATTAAGAAAACCAAAGATTACATTTTGAGCAATGCACCCTGTGTTTTACATATCAATTAGGAGTTGAAATGTTCCGCAAAAACGACCCCATTACGAGCAAACAAGCAGCAAACAAAGTGGATTTCAAAGCCAAGCACTACGACCAAATCCTCGCAGTTCTTGTGCTTAATGGCCCGCAAGGGAAAGACGGTATAGCAGATCGTTCTACACTTGACCCTAACCAAGTCGCTAGGCGTCTTAAAGAGATGATGCAACTAGGTTTAGTGCGTCTTACAGGTAAAACAGTTAAATCAAAATCAAATCGAGAGGAACGAGAATGGGAACTAGCCTAAAAACAGTCACAGTAAAGCTCAAAGTCACTATTAACAATGACGACCCTGACTTGATAGACAAGATTGCTGGACGGGCTTACACCATTTCTGGCGTTGTAGATGTAACTGCAAAACTAAAAAAGACCAATGAACAACAAGTTAAACAAAGCGCAACGAGCCTATCTAGCAATGGTCAAGGAGCAACCTTGCTCAGTGTGTGACTTGCCAGGGCCAAGTGAAGCCCATCACATAGAGCAAGGGCTTCAATATACCTGCGTTGCTTTGTGTCCAGATTGCCACCGAGGGTCAATGATGGGGTGGCATGGTCAAAAGAGAGCTTGGGCAATCCGCAAAATGAACGAGCTGGATGCCCTTAACGTAACGATTGAGAGATTATTCGCTCAACACTTCTAAAGCATGGTTAATGCGCTTTAAACGGTCATTTTGGCCCAATAGACCGCCGTTAATGCGCTTAGTCATGGTTTCGTATTGCTTTGTATCTGCAAGCTCGTTTAAGCCGTGTTTACGCCAAAACCAGCCAGCAGACAAAGCAGCGTATTGCTGACCAACAAGCAACTCAGGATGATGCAATAAATCAGCCTGCAAAGAATCACCACACAAAGTGTAATTGTCCTTGCCTGTCAATTGGATAAGGCCACGACCATGATACTTCCATCCCTCGCCTGATTCTTCATTTCCGTTTCCCATGCGACCAGCATAGACCTTGTTTGCAATCTTTTCAGGTTTGTGAGCGTATTCATCAACATTCTCAGCATCAAAACGGCTAGGCCATACACGCATTAGAGCTTCAGGTTTGTAGTTGAGGTTTTCTTCTAAAACACGAAAGCCACCTGATTCATGCCCACATTGACCAATAAAAGCAGCTTTACGCAAGGCTGTATTGATCTCAAATCGAGCGAAAGTTTCTTGGAAGGGTTCAAACCATTCTTCAGGAATGTCAAGCTGGCGTAGTTGTTCGATGTTCATTTAATTTCCAATAGTGAGTTATATGCTGAGATACAAGCGTTCAATTGGTTGATTGCTTGGTCGCCTCTTTCTGTGATGGAGACAAGAGCTTCACTAACTCCTGCGTCAAGGTTGGCTCTTGCTTCTGTATTCCCGCTGGGAAAGGAGGAATCGTTGGACACTGAGCTACAACTGGCAATTGGGATTGACAGCCGCACAGCACCAGAGGCAAGATTATTCCGAAGCGTTTTAGCAGCTTGGTCAGCTTTGGCTTGCGTAGAGGCCAAATCGCTAGAAATCGAGGCAATTCGTTGATCTCGGTCATTAGATATTTCCTTTGCTTTCTGGTTAGCCGCCTCTAGTGCAGCCTGTGCTATTGCACGTTCTTTGTCAAATTCTGATTGCTCATGCTCATAAACAGCCACAGCAACAACCAACCAGCTTACCAATATAGCAATTAGCTTCCACGGTATCATCATTTTGGCTGCTCCTCATGATTCTTAGCAATAACTGTGCTGACCATGCCCAAACCCTTTTCAGAAGCAATGCCACCAATAGCGCCAACAATCAATAGCACTATGTCATTAAGCATCTTTGTATAAGCCTGGTCAATAGGAGCCATTGCCTTCATTGGCTGCTCAACAAAGGTCAGAGAATAAAGCATCATGAATGTGATGCACACAAACACAAAGACCACCGAAAAGACCACAAAGGCCCACATTCGGATTTTAATTTCCTCTGGTGTCAGGCGCATTTGGGAGGTTTTTCTGAAGAATAGGAGCGACCAAATACTCGGGGCAATTTTGTGCGAACTCACAAACTGGCCTTTGGCATTTCGCAGCCGTAAATTGGCTTGGGATTTGACACTGGTATCTTGTTCGGTCATCGCAACCAAACAAACTAATAGTGCTTGCGAACAGAATGGCTATTCTTTTTAGCATAGTCAATTGATTCCTGCACAAACAGATAGCCAACGTAACCAAAGACAACAACCAGAACAACAATCAGACCAGCAATAAAGAATTCTTCTTGCTCCTTCTTCTTGGCGGCTGCTCGGTCTTTGGCTGCTTGCTCTGCAAACTTGTCGGCCTTGTCCATTTGCGCTGTGCGCTCTTTGATCTTATTCCAAACGTCAATCTTGCCAGCTTGCATAAACAGCATTTGAAGCTCACCCTCAAATTGCCGTGTTTGCTCTAAAGCCATCTCAATCTGGATAGCAGTTCCCATGTTGGAAGCCTGACCAGAATCTTTGGCTTCCTTAACTGCTTGAACAGCGTTGCTCTTAGCATCAAAGTATTTGCCCAACACAGGGCCAAGCGAAGCAACATCATCTACCGTTGAACTCATCTTTTTGACGAGTTTAACGGCTGACTGTATCGCTGCTAAAGCTGTGATTGGGTCAATCATTACTTTTTCCAGTTAGTCCATACAACGCCAATAACGCCAAGAAAACCAGTGATATACATCATTGGCTTGGCAAGTGACGCCATCATGTCAATTACCCTCATAGCGCCTTTAAACGCCTGAAAAGTATCAATTAGCTCTTTAGTGTTGCGGTCAATGGAATCGACCTTAGCCTCAACTTCTAGCAAGCGTTGATAGATTTGCTCATGGCTGATTGGCGTTTCCAT